TATCAATCCATAGGTCGTTGTTTACAAGTGGCGTTCCATCTGACTGTGTAGTTGGTGCTGTTGCACTGAACTGCGGGCCATTTGGATCAGTAGTAGAGTATGCTGTTTTATATCCAACAAACGTGGTTCCATTGTGGGCCATGATGTCTGCTTCGTCTATAACAGTGCTATACCAAAGTGTTCCGTCTGCTGGTTCACTTGTTGGCGCACTAGTAGAAGCAGTGTAACTTAGCCTCTTAAAGTTAGTAGCCACCATAGCGTTATTGGCTGATGAGTCTAACGACTCTCCAGTAGGAGCATCGTATAAATTGTCAATCAACGTTGTGCTGTTGGCTGTAAATGAACCATAGCTATGTGCTGTAGTTGTGCTGAAACCTGCATCAGTCAATGGAGTTCCTGATGTGTCCACCATTCTGAACTCGCCGCCCAGTTTGTGCTTAATTTGGATTGCACCTTTGAAGTCACCTGAAGTGATTACCGATGCTTCAAGATTTGTAAAGTTTGCCGTTGAAAACGCAGTTACAAAGTCGTCTGCATCACCCAATGTTGAACCATCACCTGAGATCATTGTCACTGTTTTTGCAGTATCTAATGCTTCTTGGTTTTTCAATGATTCCTGTACAGAGAAAGTTTCTCCTGCTGTGAAGCTTGGGAAAGTTGTTTTAGATTGTATAATTGTTTCGCCGCCTTCATATCTGAAAAGTTGGAAGTCACCAACATTGTTAGTTGTATCAGCCCCACCTAAGTCATTTGCCGTCATGCTTTCTTCAGTTACGTTGAACTGAGTGTAAAGTGTTCCTGCTTCTAATTTTGTTCCGCCATTCGCCGGATCTAAGTTGAAGATTGCTGAGTGGTTAGTTGCAAACAATGGTGCCGCCACTGTTCCAAAACTACCGCTTGTTGCACTGTAAAGTTTAGCTATAATGTTAGCACCTGAGTTTGCACTTGTAGTCTTAAACCAAACAGAACCGTTGGGTCTGTTCTCGTCTGCTGTTTTCCAAGTTGGCCTGTCAGTGTGTTTTGCTTGTAGGAACTTGGGTGCGTTTTTTACACCTGTTGTTATTCCAAGTTCGCCTAATAATCCTGTGCCTTCGTTAAATCTAATTGTTCCTGCGCCGCCTGTAGAGTCACCTGCAAATTGACCATTGTGGAAAATCTCTAGGTTGCCTGTCACAGAGTTTACACTCGCAGTAACGTTTGTAACGTTGGATCCAATTGCAGTTGCAACGTTGGATAATGCTGTGCCCGATACGGTAATAGTTACATCGTTTAGCACCATAGTCTTACCATTGGTGACCGTTGTACCTGAAGCAACTGTGACGATTGGTAACGCGGCATGCCATGCACTTGATCCAACATGGTTCCAAACATTACTTGCATTTTTCTTGTATATCTTGTTAGTTACATGAGTTGTGTTGATTGCATAACTTCCTATGTTCCCAATGTTTTGTTTTGGAACACCTGTTGATACGTTACCTACCAGGTCAGTAACTGAAGTAATCAAAATTGGAGTTATGGCTGTAAAAGTTTGATTAGTTTGTGACCACTCGAATAATCCATAAGAGCTTGATGCAAGGTCAAACCAATATGTTCCATCTGCGGGTCTATTTGTTGGAGCGTTTGCACTTCCAACTAATTCTGCTGTGTTTACATTCACTCGTAGTACGTATGCTCTGTTGGCGATTCCTAAGAAGCTGTATGCCGCCTGTAGTCCGTACTCGTTCAATTCATATCCGTTTAATGAATTTCCTGAAGCGTCTGTATAAAATTTCGGATCTCCGAAAGTTTCTGTTAATTCTCGTTGTGATGAAATCAAAAAAACTGTGTTGGCGTTAGCAGTTTGTGTTCCTGCCGCTGTGCCGTCTCCAGCTCCGTTTTTCTTATCCTGAGATGATGTTACTATGAATAGTGGTGTAGTACCAGCATCTGATGGAACGTAGAAACTTTCATTGATTACTGAAACTTCTACTCCTGGTGATGTTAAATTTGCCATTTTTCGTATTCTCCTTGCAAGTTGTACGTATACTAGAGTTATTTATTAGATCGTACGGTTTTGTTGACATAATTTACCATTTTCAAGGTGCCTATATAGGGAACGTAAATACAACTATGAGGTATAAAGACAGACCATTGTGTAAATCATGTAAGGCCAAACCTAGGGCATACGCTTACAAGCGGTACGATAGGGTATATTGGCGAAGCCTTTGTGATACCTGCATCAGGAAAAAGGCAGGTAAAAAAGTAGGAGGGATAACTGCTCTACAACGATCTGGATATAAAAAAAAGAAAAAATGTGAACTATGTGGGTTCAAGGCGCAAGATAAAGCACAACTGGATGTTTTCTTTGTGGACGGGGATATGCGGAATACTATATCTACTAATTTAAAAACTGTTTGCGCCAATTGCCAACGGCTTAGTAACGTCCGGAGACTTGGATGGCGGGTTGGTGATCTCGTTGCTGACGAATAAGTTATTAATCAAAACACACAGCTCTTCCTTTGTACCGTCATTTTCAATCACGTAGTCGAACTCTTCTTTTGCCCAGGCATATTCGGATGAATGTATATTTTTTGGTTCTACGTTGCCTTCAACGTAATTTATAAACCATTCAGGATCGGGACCTCGCATAACACGTATAATTTTACCGCCATGTGCTCTTATGGCTTTGACTTCGTTAGGGAATCTAGTATCTGATATCACAGTGTTTTGCCCTTTATATCTGCCAATACAACTATCTACCCATATAGCGTCGTACATATGACCACGCATAACCTCAGTGCCAAAATATTGCATAACCCACCTTGGTGTCACAGGCTTTCCGAATTTTTCACTCCAAAATTTATCAGGCTGTTCTCGCCAATGTCTGCTTGACTCTGTGTCTCCCTCGAGCATACTTCTATCCCAGTTGAACATAGACGCAACAGCATCTTTCAAACTCATGGCAAAACTATCCTTTTGATACCCATGATTGTCGACCAAATGTTGTGCTACAGTGTCTTTACCTGAACCTATTAAACCTACTATGCCTATTAACATAGGTTTATTATACTATTTTTTTAAACGTTTTTCAATCTCTTTTATTGCTCTTTTTACTGAATGTAAGATCTGACTGCGAAGACTTTTTTTACGTTCTTTAAGGGCCTTTATACTAAGGTTTTCCAGTTCAGTCACAACTTCTTCTAGTTCATCCAATGTAAGATCTGAGTAATTTTTGTAATTGGATTTTTTCATGTTGTTGGTATTTAAATGTAGTTAATTAACTATTAACCAATAACAAAACTGTGCGGCGTGCCACCTTCGGAATAGTTCCCAATTTCAAGTTCAAGCCTTTCCATTTCCTGCATACCCTGTTGTTTAAGTTCTGCTCCGTTCAATGTGGTTCCGCCCTGCGGTCCTGCTATCTGTGTGAACTTTCCTCTTGCTTCACCTATCATAACTTTTGATACTGCTAAAGTATAATCTCTGATCCACGGTTTTGAATAGATATCTTTGAAAAGTGTTATGTCTGGTCTAAAGTTGTCTGTGTGCATCAGCACTGTTTCATTGTCGGCTCTTGGCTTTTGTGTAATGGTTAGTTTTTTTGTTGCAACATCAAAATGAAACTGTATAAAACTTCCAAATAATTTTCCCACAAGTTCCTGATATGACGCAAAGGCATAGTAAGTTGCCAACCCACCAGTTGCACCTGCTCGTAAAAGATATGTGTTTGTGTATGCCAAATTAAAAGGTTCGAACAGTGTTCCACCTTCTCCGCCTTCTGTCCTTGATCCAACTGTTCTTCTGTGTAAACTTCTCACATTTATAATTTCATCCGGTAAGATATATGTGTTTTGGTCTTTTTTTAATTCTAGAAATGCATATGATTCTTCAACAGCGTTTGAGGATCTCTGTCTAAACTTGTTGATTGCCCGTTCTAGTGCCGTTTGATAGTGTTTTGGGTCTAATTCAACGTCAATCATTCCGTCGCCGAGATTATTTTTTACATAATCGAATATCTCTTGTTGACCTGTTTGTAGTTCTGACATACTCATATTTATAGCCTTTGCCTTGGCAATAAATATGTATGATATGCCAAGATTATCCATTTTTAAGCCTGAAAAGGGGAAAGACTACAAATTCTTCGATCGGAACATCAAAGAGATGTTCACCGTTGGAGGTACAGATCTTCACCTACACAAATATCTAGGACCTCATGATCAGGGAGACACGCAAAAAGACGGCGAAGCATCACCATCGCAACCGAATTACGCAGGGAGTGAAATTAACGAAACAACAATTCAAGACTTATTATTTTTAGAAAACAGAGATAGGAAATATGCACCTGATATCTATATTGTCAGAGGTATCTATAATGTTCAAGACGCGGACTTTAACCTTTCTCAGTTTGGAATGTTTTTACAAAATGACACATTATTTTTGACTGTACATCTCAACGATATAGTCGAACGTATTGGAAGAAAGCCAATGTCTGGTGATGTGTTAGAGTTTCCTCATATGAAGGATGATTTCTCTTTAGATGAAAGCATACCAATTGCTTTAAAAAGGTATTATGTGATTGAGGATGTCAATAGAGCCGCCGAAGGATTTTCAGCAACATGGTGGCCACATTTGTTGAGATTAAAACTTAAAAGTTTAGTTGATTCTCAAGAGTTCAGAGATATATTAGGTGATGCAACAACCACAGGGTCCATGGCAAGTTACATGAGCACATTCAACAAAGAAAAAACAATTAACGATCAGGTTGTTGCTCAAGCGGAGTCAGATGCTCCTAAGTCAGGATTTAATTACAAACAATATTATGTTGCCCCAATTGACGAAAGAGGCAACATAAGAACAGAAAACGTTAACACCGAAGAGCAAAGGGCAAGTAGTGACAGAACCGTAAATGCCGTTATAGATACGCCTGCAAGTTCGCACTATGGATTCTATCTTGATGGAGATGGCGTAGCTCCAAACGGTAATCCGGCCGGCTTTGGAATTAGTTTTCCAATTTCTGGTGTCGACAAAGGTGATTATTTTTTAAGGACGGATTACTTGCCTAACAGATTATTTCGTTATGATGGCAACAGATGGATAAAAATTGAAGATTCAGTTAGAATAACTACCACAAACAATGATACTAGAGCTAATTATAAGACAGGTTTTGTTAACAACACAACTGAATCAACAATTAATGGGTTGACTGTAAAACAAAGACAAGCACTTTCAAATGCTTTAAAACCAAAGGCTGACAACTAATGCTACATTTTTATGATGGACAGGTTAGAAAGTTTCTAACTCAATTTATTAGAATTCTAAGTAATTTTTCTGTTGAGACAGGAAAGGCAAAAGATGGACGTATTAACTTACGAGCAGTACCTGTTGTTTATGGTGACCCAACAAGGCAAGTTGCAAACATTATTAGAAATAATAGTGAAAATGCCCTAAATTACGCTCCAAAAATTGCTTGTTATGTCAGAGAACTCAACTACGATAGAGATCGTATGCAAAATCCATACCATGTCGAAAAGCAACATCTAAGAGAAAGAGATGTTGACTCTGATGGAAACTATACAAATCAGTTAGGTGCCGGATATACAGTAGAAAAAGTAATGCCGTCACCTTTTAGGCTAGAAGTAAGTGCTGATATTTTTTCTTCGAATACTGATCAAAAACTACAAATACTAGAACAGATATTGTACCTATTCAATCCCGATTTTGAAATACAAAAGACAGACAACTACATTGATTGGACGAGTTTAAGCTATGTGGAACTTACTGGAATAACTTTTAGTTCACGAACCATTCCGGTAGGCGCAGATTCTGAAATTGATGTTGCATCAATGACATTCAGTATGCCAATATGGTTGTCACCACCTGTCAAAGTAAAAAAATTAGGAGTGGTTCAAAAAATAATCATGAGCATATATGATGATGATGGTGGCATAACCAAAGGATTAATCGACGGTGAACTAGCTTCAAGAAGTTTTATCACACCAAACAATTTTGGTTTACTAGTAACAGGTAACCAGCTAAGATTATTAGGATCTACTGGCACAAATGTTAAATCAGGAGGTGATGGATTTCACACCGGCGCAAGTGCGCCAAGCAACATTGATCCGTTTGAAGCATTCGGGCCACCACTAAATTGGAAAATAATCTTAGATCAATATGGCAAAGTTATCAATGGCACGTCACAGATAAGACTTACTCAGCCTAACGGCAATCAGATAATTGGTACAATCGCAACAACTACTTTAGATGACACTATATTGCTATACACCATTGATAGTGATACCATTCCTAGCAACTCACTGACTGCCGTTTTAAAAATAATTAATCCTGCGACTTTCAACCCAGGCACACCTGCTAATGGTGACAGATATCTTGTAATAAATGATGTTGGGGATTCAACAGCTAGTTTTCAAAGTAGCACTTGGGGTACGCTGGTAGCCAAAGTAGGAGATATCATAGAATACAATAGCTCAACAGGTAAATGGAATATTGCTTTCGATGCCTCTGACCCAGATTCAACACAACATTACGTTACCAATTTGAACACTGGTATTCAGTACAGATTCAATGGCACAGAATGGGTAAAATCATACGAAGGCGTGTACAAACAAGGTACCTGGAGTATAGTATTAGATGGTGGTTATCAGCAAACAGAAGATGCCGATGCCAACGATGCAACTACCCCTTGATCATTAATTGGTTAATTGTTATAATAAAGAATGAAATCCAAAGTATCTAGAAGTTTGACCAAAACTATCACGTGGAGAATATTAGCTACAAGCGATACTTTTCTTATTGCATGGCTTATTACAGGTAAATTTAGTTGGGCTGGTGCGATAGCTGGCATAGAAGTTCTAACTAAAATGTTCTTATACTACGGCCATGAAAGGGTATGGGATAAAATTAAGTGGGGCCGAGAGGCATTAGAACTTCCAACTGAAATTTTTCCATCCGAAGATTGGAAAATAAAAAGATTAAAAAATTTTTTAAACAAGAAACACAAAAGATTGGCTAAATTATTATAATGAAAGATAACATAGTTTGTTCAGGAGCATTATTTTATTCAACAAACACTAAGAGATTTTTATTCTTACAAAGAACTGATAGGAAAACAATAGGCACATGGGGACTTGTAGGAGGCAAGTCAAAATTCCGTGAAAGTGCATTTGAAGGTCTTAGACGTGAAATAAAAGAAGAAGTAGGAGACACTCCGAGATTCAAGAAAGTAATTCCCCTTGAAATGTTCACATCCAATGATCAGAAATTTTATTTTCACACTTATGTCATTGCAATCGACGGTGAATTCCTACCTAAACTTAATGAAGAACACTCGGGCTATTGTTGGACAGCTTTTGAATGTTGGCCAAAGAATTTGCACATGGGTCTTAAGAATACCCTTAACAATAAAGCCATAAAAGGCAAACTACAAACAATACTAGATCTAATTACTTAATTAAGTTTTTACCACAAGGAAGTGACACCACCTAGGTGGTAACCATTGTAATATCCATGCCCTATTCCTATACAAAGGATATAGATGGTCCAAATCAAGTTTATGCAAATTTTTGTATTGTACCCTAAAGTACGGGTAATCACAGGAAGAAAATATAAGGTCGTAGGTTTCCTGATCATCCTTATAGATTCTAATTTGTAGGTGACGATACCTAACGCTTTTGATTAGTTCTTTCACGCACTTCTCCCTTTCAAAGTGCGTTCCTTCGGTTTCCCTACTTCCGTCCCTTTGGATGAACGTAAAAATATTTATTAAATTCAAAAAAAAAGGCGACTAAAAAGCCGCCTTTTAATTCTACTAAAAAGTATTAATATTTATTAGTTGTTAGTTCGAACTGCACAGTTTACCAACTTGATTCCTGCGTCTGTTGAACTTTCTAATGCTCTACCAATAACGTTGAATGGTGAAATCGATTCACCTGCCGCTACCGCTCTAGCACAACCTTTTACTGATGAACTAACAAGCCTTTGACCTTTTGTAACTGCACCTGTAACTCTGACTGGTGTTCTTCCTGTCATTGCCACAAATGGGTGTGTTTCACTGTTACCGGCCGCGGCGTTCATAGCGTATGCTGGTTGATCAGAAATTACACCAAAAACATTTTCAGATAGATCTGATGTTGTTTCTGTGATCTCTGCATCACCGCCTACTTCTACTACTGCACCTGTTGACATAGGAGCGTCTGCTTCGAAACGCTCGGCAACGTCCGCGTACTGAGCCGATGTTGCAACGGCGTGTACCACGTTTGCCCTAATGTCCACTAGTGACGCTGTGCCTGATGGTCCTTCTGAGTTACCTTCTGCTCTTCTGAAAGCTGTAAAGGCACCACCCGCATTACCGTGAATAGTTGTTCCGTCATCTGTAAATGATTCATCCCACGCCCAAAGTAATGGCATCTCTGTTGCAGTTGATCCTTCACCTCTGTTAACCTGTAAACCTGAAACTGTAGGCATACCTGAGTTTGCCGACACGTTTCTGTTAACTTCGATGATGTTGTCCTCAATTGATAGTGTTGTTGTGTTTACGATTGTTTCAGTACCGTCTACAATTAAGTTA